GTATTCAATTAACTGGGAAGGAGACTACTCCAAAAGATATTATAAACGTGTCTAAATTTATTCACCCCATTACGTTGGAGGCTGCTAGAGAGGTAGCCTCTAACCTACGTCCAGAAGACCATAGAGAGGTCGAAGAGGGTCATGGACATGATCCTATAGTACATGTACCTTTGGGTGCTCTCATTGGTGATTCAGTGTATTTCACAGTGCCTGACGGTCGATTAGCAGGTATAGCTGGAGTACATGAAAACGGACAGATATGGATGTTATGCACACCCGCAATCCATAAGTATCCAATTACGTTCGCTAGAGAAGCGAGACGATTTATAGAAAGCAGAACAGAGAAGTTGCTGTGGAATGTTGTGGATGAACGCAACACAGTCCATTTGAAGTTGCTTCGATTCTTAGGGTTTAAGTTTCTTAGGAGACTGAAGTATGGACCCAACAATTTATCCTTTATAGAGTTTGCCCGTGTGTCACGTAGCAGCGATAGGTCCGGCGGTAGGAGCCATAGGCTCAGCCATGTCAGCGCAAGCCGCTAATAAAGCAGCAAAGCGTAACTATGCCCATCAATTAAAAGTAAGAGAGCGTGCTTGGAAACAAGAGACTTCTCTCTATCAAACAAAGAAAGTACAATTTGAACAGGAAGTAGACTTAGCTAATATTGCAGCTCAGCGTGCATATTCCAGAACACAAGGTCAATTAAATAATGCACAAGCTTTAGCCATTATTCAGAACCAAGACGACTTTAAGAAGATGCTACAAGCTGAAGGTGCTATAGAAGCATCTGCAGCAGAACGAGGAGTAGGAGGTAGAAGTCTAGCCAGAGCACTTGTAATGAATAAAGGCAGCTATGGCGTAAGTCAAGCCCGTAGATCTAGAGGTTTAATGATGGCTGGTTATGCAGCTAAGGAGTCTAATGAGAATGTAAATAGGCAGCTTAAGTCTTCACTCAATAAATCATTCGGCAGAGTTGCTATACAACCAGTAGAAGATGTAGCACCACCAGCACCAGTTATGCAAAATCCTGGCTTGTCTTTAATGCTAGGCATGGGTCAAGCAATAGGTGCAGGTATAGCTGGGAAGCAAGAAGCTGATTGGCAAAGTAAATACCTAGAAACCAAGAGATGATTCCTAACTATCAAATACAACAACAGTCCTTAACTCCTGAAGAGTTAGTAGACGTTGTTCCTGAGCTGGAGAAATCTAACCAGAAAATCCAGCAATCAGAAGAAGCTTACTTACGTCAGCTTGAAGATAACAACGAAAGAAGTCTTAAGAACTATAAGAAGAATTGGGAAGGACTAGCAGATATATCTAGTACCTTTGCAGATATACTAAAAAAAAAAGAAGAAAAATTTAGAAAAGATAGAGCTAACGTACTAGCCTATAAATTTGCTACCGAGGGAATAGCTCCTGAATTAGAAGCAGAGTGGCGTGGAGATAGAGAAGAACTATATGAAGACTCATTAAAAGTAGAGGAGTTTGCAGTCAAACTTGAAAAAGCTGGAGATCCTATCACAGCCGATGAGTTCAGAGGGATGGCTGGCTGGGAACAATTTATTATAAAAGAAGAGTGGGCTAGATCACTGGCGAGGAGCTATCCCGAATATAGACTTAATGCATTAAAAACGACTACTCTTAGGGTGGTAAGAAATGGTCAAGAGATAGAAATAGGAGGTGGTTTAACAGATCCACAAGGCGTACCATTAGTACCAGAGACTAATGCAGAACGAGAAGCAATAGAAGCAAAGATGAAGTTTGAGTTTTCAAGAAAATTTTCAGATGAGAATCTTGGAGAAGCTTTAATTGCCACTGTTGTAAAACCTGAACTTGATGCTTATGACAATCTTAGAAGAAAGAAACAAATACTAGCCAGAGAAAAAGATAGAGAGGCATATCTAAAGCAACGGGACGAAGACCTTATTAAAAATGGTTTTATAACTGCTAACCAATCTGATGGTTATAACAATGCTCATAGATTTGCAAAACAGTATTCAAAAAGAAATGAAACAAGCCTTGCTGCAGGTCGTACAGCCTTTAAGGATAATCTTATATCTTTAGTAAAAGCTGGTGATATTGACCCCGTAGAAGTAGGTCCAATGCTTCTGTACGAAGAGGAAGCTAATGACGGCTCTATGAAGTCCATGACCTCATGGAAAGAATGGGAAGATTTACCAGAGCTATTAGCTGAAGCTTCAGTAGCATATAAAGAGGCTGAGACAGAAGACAGAGATAATCAAATAGCACTTGACGTACAAAATATTAGAAGTAGAGATGACTGGACTAATGACGAGAAGGCTATTCTAACTCAACTCTATAAGGATAAATACGACGGTAGAGTACCTTCAGAGTTACAAGGAGCTTTAGCTGGACATGAAGAAGATTATCTTGCTGACGAAAGACTAGCCGATGCTAGTAGACGTCAAGGTGGTATTTTATATGACTATCAATTAGCTAACGTCAGCAATAAAATGTATGACAAATACTCCAGTAAAATAAGAGGTACCAGTGCTTTAACCCCAGGCACTGCTGATGCACAGGAAGCTTCAAAATGGATCACTGCAGCAACTAATACAGCTACAGGGCTTACGATTGGTGAAGATAAACCAGCAACAGTTCCATGGTTAAATGCAAATAGCAAACTAACTGCATTATTTAACAAGACTTATCAAGATACTTTATACGACACAGAAGGTAATCAGATAGCTACACCCAGGCAAGCGTTTGAAACTGCTAAGCTTGAGCTAGAAAAAGAAATTAAAGACCCAGAAAAGCGTGCTGCATTGCTAACAGGGGATTACGATCCTGCAAGTGATAATGAAGCATGGCAGAACATTGTTAGTGGAAGAAAGGTTGGTGCAGGGGGTAATTGGAAAACACAATTATTACCAGCGACTGATGAAGATCGAAAAACACTAATGATTTGGTCTAAAGGTACAGATCCAAAAACAGGTAACTTACCTGAATATTATATAGAGGTGGCTAAGGGGCTTCAGATAAGTCCATACGACTTAGCTCAAAGACAGCTATCTATACTCACCGAAGGAGAATCAAAAGTTAAAGATAGAAAGGCAGACGAGATAGAAAACAACCATAAAAGAGTAAGACTTATATATGGATACCCAACACGCTCCAGACAAACTAGAGCAGTAATTGACTACGGACTTGAAGTAAGTGGTCAAGAACAGAATTTAAAAACTTCTATTTATAACAAACCAGCGATAACGACTCCTGGCGTGTAACTGCGGTTCGCGTCGGTCATTACGCGAATTATTACCGTGGTAACTAAATGGACCCTATTATTGAAATAAGTGCTGATGACGGATTGTCAGCAGAGGCTATAGCACCCTTTGTTCAAGCGAACGAAGAAGCTCAGAAAAGAAGAGAGGAGGAAGCACAACAGGTTACAGAAGCAGAACCTATTGACGAGGTAGAAGATAAAGAACTTAATCTAGGTGATCGTGTTAAAGACGTTGCAGTATCAGGAGCTGTTGGCTTACGAGATACTGCTTCTTCACTTGTCACATTACCGGAGCAAATCCTCGACTTCTTTAATGGTGAGATGACCAGAGAAGCCCAAGAAGGTGGTTATGACACCGAATGGGACGACTGGATGTATAAAGATGACAAGAACCCATACGAATCAAAAACCTTTCTAGGAGGACTTGTACGAGGTGCTTCTCATGTAACCTCTCTACTAGCTACTACTGGTGGATTTGGAGGGATAACTAAAGGTGGTGTAGGTCTAGGAACTAGGCTTGCACGTGGTGCTATGACTGGTGCCAGATTTGATTTAATATCTAAGACTTCACTCGACGACAACGTATCTGGAATATTAAAAGAAAAGATACCTTTCTTAGATACACCATTAGCTACTGACCAATATGATCATCCAATGGTCAAGAAGTTTAAGAACGTTCTAGAAGGTGGTCTTATTGGTGTGCAGGTAGATGGAATACTTGAAGCAGTTGGTTGGGGTGCTAGGACTAAAACTGGGAAAGAACTTCTCAGCAGATTTAAGAATGTTAATGATCAAATAATAGAAAAGGGAAAAGTACAAAAGAAAACTGCTGGCTTCGGTGGTTATAAAAACAAACCAATAGCTGACCCAGGACAGGGAACAGCATTCTCTAATGAGAGTTCTGACAGTATTCGGAAAAGCCTCCGTGACATGAAAGATAACTGGGGATCTGAAGATGGTTCTACTGGATCTTTCCTAAGTCCAGTACAAGTTGACAACATTGCACGTAGTTCTGGGGAAGCTAGAAAGACAGTAAGACAAGTTGTAAAGAAAGCTTTTAGTGCAGCTAAGATTACGCAACTAGAAGAAACAGCTAAACGTCAAGGTAAAACACTTGATGAGTTACTAGGTGCAGATATAGAGCTTTCACAGAGAATCTATGAAGGTAGGAATACTTCTGATTTTACTGTAGAAGAATTCTGGAGAGACATTAAAGAAGAGAAGTTTAGAGCTACAGACAAAACAGGTAATGTTTTATTCGAATATACAAGACCTGAATTTGCTAACACAGTTGATTTAATCAATGGCTCTTTGCTTAGTGATATACAAGCTCAGGCTACCTCTGGGAGATTAGTCAGTGATTATATGGATCTCAGAGATACAGACGGACCAGCACAACAGTTAATTCAAAAGTTTGAAGCTGGTTTAAGAATCAGGAAACAAATGAGTGCTGAGTGGTCACAACAAGGTAGAGATCTACAGCCAAATGTAAAGCAGTCTCGTAAGCAAATAGACGAGGTAGTAGACGCTGATGTTCAGCAAAGCATAGATGCTTTCCGTATAGCTATGAATATAGCTCCTGAAGATGGTGGTGATGAATTATTCAAAGCTATCTTCGAGGGTGTTTCTATGGCTAAGGATGTCCAAACTCTTGATGACTTTGATGTCTTCATTCGTCAGAAACTTTTAGGTGGAAGCTTTAAAGGTCAACCAAAGAAGACAGGTGCATTAGTAAGAGAGATGGGAACTATGTTTACTCATAGTGTCTTGTCTGGTCCTAAGACTGCTGTAAGAGCAGTTATGGGTACATCTACTGCAACCTTCACTAGACCATTAGCTATGGCTATGGGTGGTGCTATGAGAGGTGACTGGATGACTTCCAGATCTGGACTAGCAGCTCTTAATGCTATGCGTGAAGCAATACCAGAATCATTTGAATTGTTTAAAAGACGTCTGAATTCATACTGGAATGGTGATATATCAACTTATAAAACTAGGTTCGTAGAACGTAGCAAGGCTGATGACCAATGGGATATGTATGGTCACTGGGCTGAGACTAGAGGTACTAAGGCTGATAAGGCTTTATTCCGTACAGCAAACTTAGTTAGAGGAGCTAATGATAATAAGTTCTTGACTTACTCAACTAAGATCATGGCTGCTACTGATGATGCTTTCGGGCTGATTATTGGTAGAGCTAGAGCTAGAGAGAAAGCATTCTTAGAAGCTGCTGAACAGTTACCTGATGGAGACTTCGTAAACTTTGATGCTTCATTCTTCAAGAATATGGAGGATAAGTTTAACAAGGAAATCTTTGATTCAAACGGTAACATCACAGATGCAGCAGCGGCTTATAGTAAAAGAGAAGCAACTCTTACTCAGGATCTAACTGGATTCAGTGCGAAGCTAGAAAGTGCATTCAATGAAACACCGTGGGCGAGACCATTCTTCTTGTTTGCTAGGACTGGTATTAATGGACTCGCTTTAACTGCTAAACATACACCTGGTTTTAACTTATTTGTTAAAGAATGGAGAGAGATATTTCTAGCTAAACCTGGTGGTGATCTATCTGGTTTAGAGAAGTACGGCATTAAGAATGCACGAGACCTAATGAATGCTAAGGCAGTTCAGAATGGACGATTAGCTTTAGGTGGTAGTGCCATAAGTATGGCTTCAATCGCCTATCTAAATGGTGGTTTACATGGAAATGGTCCAACTGATAGACAAAAGAGACAGGCATGGATAGATTCTGGATGGAAACCAAGAACAATTAAGATAGGTAATACATGGATTAACTATGATGCCTTTGAACCTTATAACCAGATACTTGCATTAGTAGGTGATATTGGAGACCACATGGATCTCATGGGTGAAGAGTGGGCAGAAGATCAATTTCAGAAACTGACCTTAGCATTAGCTGGAACTATTACCAGTAAGTCATATCTAGCTGGATTACAATCTTTTGTTGACTTGTTCTCTGGACAACCAGGGCAACAGAATAGAATCATTGCTTCATTAATGAATAACTCTTTACCTCTATCTAGTCTTAGAAATGAGATAGGTAAGGTATTAACTCCTTATACAAGAGAGCTTGGTTCTGATATAGGCAGTTCTATAAGGAATAGAAACTTAGCTTTTGAAAATGTTGCTATAGATCAGATACCTATTAAATATGACATCTTAACTGGTAAGCCAATTAAAGATCATAACTTTATGACTCGTATGTTTAATGCGGTGTCACCAGTTAATTTTAATTTAGATTACTCACCTGGAAGAGAGTTCCTATTTAATAGTGGATATGACATGAGAACGTCTACTTACTCAGCTCCTGACGGTACAGACTTAAGTGATAGTCCAAAGGTCAGGTCTATGTTCCAACGTGCTATTGGTGAACAGAATCTAGAGCAGAAATTAAATGACATAGCCAATAGTGAAGCTATGCAGATCTCATTAGCTGAGATGAATTATGAAAGAAAGAATGGATTAAGAAGTACTGAACCACGTTCATTCCCTCACTACAAACGAATTCAAAAGTTATTTGATACAGCCAAGAGACGTGCGTGGGCAAAGATTCAATCAGAAA